CTCATGTTATCCCTCTGGACTGTCAGGCAATAGAGGCTCATCTGCATCTATCACTAAGTTAACTTTAAATTCTGTATCGCTTGTAGATATACCATAGAAAAACAAATATACATCATCAGCACCTACTTTGGATAGTCTGAGTTCGCGCATGGCTGATTCCCATTCGCCACCGTCATCGTGCCTACTGACCTCTACAAATTCAGAAAACGGATGCTCTGTTAGCTTTCTTTCGTACCCTACGACTATCATATGTTCTGCTGTCCTGTCATTCTTGACTTTGTTTTCACTATGCCTTGTGTTGTAGATATTGTATCACCTGAAAGAAAATGTCGCCCCTGTATTCTGCATTCATGTGGGATTGTTTCTATACCTAAATTAGCCTCTGCGCTCATGCTAAAGTTTCCAGAATAGGGCGGAACAGTAAAACTCTCTACTTTTGTCGCGACTGTTTTCCAAGTTCCTGATGCCGCGTTACCAAATGGATGGTGATATATTGTAGCGTAGCCGCCTGAGCCTACAGGTACGACTGCACCGCCTGATGTTGATATATCTAAATAGGTTCTAGTTTCTGTTTTCTTTAGTGAAATATTATCAAACACACTGTACTGACCACTAGTTGAGGTGTTAGCTTCTGCAATTATATAGACAGTATCCACATCTATATCAACTAAAAATTCTTGCACGCTTGTAACACTTGAAGGCATTGACCTCGCAAAAAAAGCATCTTCAATGTCACTGCTTGTTGATAAAATTATCTGCCCATTTGCGCTACTCACGCCGTATATCTGCGCCTGTAGTTGGTAGGTGTGACCTGCATCAACTGAAACTTCCTGATAAAAATAAGCTCTATCTGAATTACTGTCCTGAGTTATACCTGCCGCACTTCCCATAAAACTTGAAAAAGTCCCGCCAACACCTGTCCATCCAGTTATGCCGGTAAAAGTCCCATTTGTCACAAGGTTAGTTAATGGATGAAAGTTTTTTAATGTAAGGTTTTGATATTCTCTGAAAGTATTTAGACCACCTACCTGACCAACACCAAAATAATTTAAGTAATTACCTTGTAAGTAAACAGTCTCCCAACCAGTTTGCGGCTGACCACCCCAGTATGCAGTGCCAACAAATCTCCAAGGGGGCGTGTCTGTTGGCACTTTAACCTGTACATATAAATAAACAGATCCTCTTGTTACTGATGATGTACCTGTCGAAACAGAAAAATCCCAATCTGCTTTAATTGTCCTAGCTTTTACTAGACTTAATTCCGTTTCAGGCATATCAAATTCAAGCAAGTTAACATAGCTGAATGCGGCAAGGTTCTTATCATCCATCTTGTAGAAGTATTGCTCTTGGGTAGCACCAGTAAACTTGTTAGCTGTGAGGCTATCAGTTTTGATGTGCTTGCTTTCAAGAGTGCCATCTACAACTAGATTGCCTGAGATTGTTTTTATATCTTCGTAAAATGGCATCTATTTTCCCCCTATGGTTGCCGTCTTAGTTGAGTGACACCAGTCTTGTTATTATCTGATGATGTACTGCCAGTCGACCACGTTGCTGTAACAATGTACCGATAACTTTCTGCAACTTTAATGAAATCTGCAGGAAAAACATCGCCCACACTTGCAGTAACCTCAAAACCTTTACCCCCCCTAGTTACCCTTGTGGTTAAATTGCTTGGCATACTTACAACTGTAGATACCGCATCGTTTGCATAAAAAACAAATTCACTAACAGCAATAGTCCAAGTGATGTCTATGCCAGCAAAAGCAACAGCATCAACAAAAAATTCTCTTTTATCGGTCGGATAAGTCGGGTAATAATTACCAAAATAAGAGTATCTGTCACCAATATTTTCCCAAACAACAAATCTTGCGTCTAATTCTGAATAAAATACATATTGCTTTGTATCTGTTACCTCACCACTGCTATTTATTGTGTAAACTATAACTTTATCTCCACTTTCGGGATATTCAGCAAAATAAGCATAGAATTGGGCATCTGTTGGTTGGTTTAAGTTATTACTTGGGTAATAGTACGTATTTGCTGGTCTATTACCTATTGTGAACATATGAATTAGTATGCTGGTTAATGGCTCGCTTTCTAAGTCTTGAGTTGAAACAGCAACCACTGAAACTCTGAATGGCGAGGTTATACCAATGGTTTCTTCACTAAAAGTATTTGTTGTTGAAACGGTAATTATAGATTTTAACTTTTGGTTATTGATTGCATCAAAAAGATCAATTCTAAAATGCTTGAGCTGATTAGTTGTAATATATTGAAAATTTACCTTCAAATACTCTCCAAAGTATCCTTCCCTTGGTGTTGTAACCACATCAGCAACTAAATTTGTCACACTTGCAACACGACCATCCCAAGCCTCGACCACATCATTAGCGGTGTAATCTAGTAGATCACTAGCTTGCCAGTTATATATTGCAAGCACTACCTCTTTAGCAGTTATCTGAACAGTTATGCCTGTATCGGTATCGTTTGCAATTACGTAGTCTGTTATCTCAAATTCTTTTTCAAGCCCACTAGTAAACCCTAAAATATCGTTGCCGAACTGTATTGTGTCACCAACCTTATACGCTAATGCTTTCATGTTAGCGGTGAATGTGACAGTTGCTTGCATCCTCGACCTTAGCATCATTAATCGCGCTAGTCGCTGTGCATCGTCTGAGTTAGTGGTGAGCGGTAGGTTGTAATCTAGGTATAAGGTTTCGCCATCTTTATCATCATAGGTTAAGCCATCAGCATCCACACCACTATATTGCACTGGATAATCTGTTACCACATAGCCGTCATGCGAGCTGTTAAATTTGCCTTTAACTCTATTATATGAATCAGCCCTGCCTTGCTTTGCAGAATAGTTAATAGCACCGACAATCATGCTTTCATCTACAATTTGGCTGTGAGGCGTTTCATAGGCGTATGGCTTTATATAATACTTACCATTGCTATAAATTAACTTGCCATTCATTGTGCTAAGTATTTGCTTTATGTTTTCTCTGTGGCTTTTATCAGCAAATATAGAACCATTACAAGTGTATCTTTTTCTAACCCCACTAGAAGATGTGACACCTTGTTCGCAAATATCAATCGCATTTCTTAATGATTGTTGGTCAAAAGAATCAAAAGACTCACCTAGCCCAAGCCTAGAATCAAGCATATAATCTAAAAGGCACAAAGCGGCATTGTCATCGTATTGCCATGTTGAAGAAGTCGCTAATCTGTGTGAAGAAACGCCCAGACTTGAATCATATAATATAGAGCCTGATGTTGAGTCTTTTCTTGGGTCATATATCCTGCGACCTTCTATTTCAGCGGTAACAGATGGAAAGCCATGCGGAAATGCTGTTGAGTTGAACCTAAGAAATATATAAGAATATGCACAACCAGAAAAAAAGTGTAATCCATCCCAGTAAGATGGTTTTTTTGATATCAAGAAAGAGTTAGTTAAATTCTGACTGCCTGTCAAGCCTGTGAAACTTTGAGCCTCAAAATTGCCGCCAAAGTATCCATTAGGATATGAGCCGCTAGGAGCTACATCAATGCCATCAAACAAAATAGTATTAACAGCGTTACAACCCTCAGCCCAAACTATAGCAAACTGTGTCTCTCCTGTTTCTTCTGATACACGCCAGACAATGTTGCCGCCAACTACAGCAGTTCCATAAACTATTCGTCTTGGGGCGGTTGAACTTACTGTGCTTTCCTGTGCAAATTCTACAGATTCAACTGTGTTTTTAACAAAGGCACTGGTTGTGTTGGTTTCCTGTACAGAGTCAATAATATAGTCATAGGCTTCCTTACTGGCTTCTGCGCCAGAAATACCTAGAGCGTTAAACTTCCTATTGAATATATTGCTTGTTTTAAAAATACTCATTACACGCCCCATGTATAAAATGCTTTGGATGTTGCGTTAACATACTGAAAACTTTTATCTGTCGGGGAATCAAGTTTCTGATCTGCATCGCTATATCTTCGGTTGCTTGCTTGCGACAATCTGATGAACTTATGCTCTGCTGATATTGTTACCAATAAAGAATCGCCATCTTGCACAAAGGTTAGCTTGTCATTAAACCCCTCAAAATAAACAATAGGCTCTAAAGCGTTTCCATTGTTAGGGTCTAAAGCACCTAAGTAAACAGTTAAAGGCTTACCTTGATAATCTAAATCACGCAAAGCAGGTATTGTTGTGCTGTCTGCAAGTATCTGAATCTGCAAGCCGTTAGCCGCTAGATCGCTAGTTTCACTTGTACCACTTATCCCTAACAGTTCGCCCATGCCTGTGAAAGTCTGACTTGAACCATTTACAGTGATTGATTTGTCGCTGTAGCCTGTCCACATTCTGTCAACAATATCCTGTGCAGGATTGCTTGCATTAGGTAGCGTTAGCTCAACAGCAAAATAGACCTGCAACTCATTGCTTGTAAACTGTGCTAATGTGCTTGCATTAATATCTCTAGCCATCAATTGCCTCTACGCAGGTAAAGCTAAATCCATATTTAAGGTCATTACTTATACCCCATGCAACTTCGTCTGTGTCTAACCTAAAAGTCCCTGCGGGGTTAAAAAAAACTGTTGCGTTATCTGAAACATTAGTTCGCAATGGTGGAATTATGTCTAAAGTTACATTGCCAGTCCCAGATGTGTTGGTGTTCATATATACACGACCACCAATAGAAAACATCCTTCCTGCAGGAATAGCAGTTGATGTAGTAACAGCAAAAGTGCTGTCACCTGTGGATTGATTTCCGTTTACTGTAACGCCAGTAATTGAAACGCTATGGTTTTCATTGTATGAATGAACCATTGGCACTTCAAAAGATTCTTTGCGCCCTTTTAATTTTACGAAAAAAGCCTGAACAGCTAAAGCATCTGCGTTGTTAAGAGGCTTTAATGATACATCTACTTCCCATCTCATGCCGCCAAAACTTTGCACTTGTTGCTGTAATGTGTAAGGAGATTGGCTAACTGCATTTGAATGTACCATTCTCACACTCATACTTTCAATCAAGTGCTTATTATTTTTTAAAAAAGTATCTGGCATTTTATCTACCTACTAACTGTGAAGCGAATGAACCGCCTCTGCGTTTAGCATTCAGAACAGCTTGCTTAGAGGCTTCTTGAATTTGTGGCAGTAGATTTGTGATCTCTGCTCTTACTGTTGATTGTACACCAGTCGTCACA